CCCTATCGCCCCCTCGAGCGCCTTGACCCGCGCCGCCAGCGCGGTGATCTTGTCGAGCAATTCGAGCGAGAGCCCGCGCAAATCGAGCTGGGCATGGCCGTCGTCAGTATAGTGGATCACGCTCGGGGCCTCGGTCTCGAGGCGATGGAGGATATCGAGGCTTGGCACTCCCGGGTTTACCGCGCCCTGTACGTTGAGATCGCCATTGGTCTCAAACCGGAACCGATAGACGTTGGGCCCGCCATGCCCGTTCGGCTTGATGTAAATGCCAAAGGCCCCGCCAGCGAGCTGCCCGGCGGTCCAGCCCTGTGCGGTGGGGTTGCTCTCCCATGCCCCCATCTGAAAATAGATCGCGGCATTGTCGGGGCCGGTGCCAAACAGCGCGAGCGGAATATTAGCGCCGCCGGTGAACCAGTCGCCGGCTGAAAAGCCGAGATAGCCGGTGAGAAGATTGGTCAATCGTACGGCATTAGGCGCAGGGCCAATGGCGATCCAGCCATCGACGACAGCATTGCCGCTGCTGGCGAAATCGCCGACACTGCAGTAGCCGGTGACCGTTGCGTCAGTGCCGACGGTCAGAAAGGTGCCGAGCGTCGCGCTCGCGCCAACGGTGATGGCGCCGCTGATCACCGCATTGCCGGTGGCCTCAAGAAAGGCAAAACGCGCATTGCCGTTGCTGCAGTCGACATAATAACCGGTCGGCGGGTTCGGCGCGCCGATGCCTCCGCCGCCAAAATCGATCGCCTCGACGACGCGAAGGCGATTGGTGATGCGGCCGTTTAGACCCTCGACCCAGCCGCCGGCGTTAAAATTGCGGCCAATGCGGCAATCCTGGCTGACATCGAGATCGCCCTCCCTGACGGGCGGCGCGCCGACTTGCAACGAACCTTGGGTCTGCACTAGACCGCTGGCGCCGTGGATCGCGAGCCACGGAATACCGACCGGATCGGGCTGCTCGACATCCGTCCAGACGGCCCAGGTGCCCGAGTTATCGGTCCCGGTCGCCCAATTCCGCCCGGCGGGGCCGGAAAAGACGATGCGCGCATGGTTGGTGATCGGAGCGCGGATCACAAGCGGGTCGCTGGCGCCGGAATTGACATCGGTCTGGCGCAGAAGGGCAATCCCACTGACTTGAAAATTGCGGGTGATACGGCAATCCTGGCTGACATCGAGATCGCTAGGTTCTGGCGCGCCGATGGTCGTCGAGCCGATGCGAACGCTGCCGCGAGTGTGGTGGACGCCGGCGCTGTCGATCCGGAACTGTTCGAGGCCAACCAGCTGGCCGCCAACCGGGTCCCAATGCGACCAAATGCCGAATTCGCCGCTCGGGTTGGAGCCGACTCCCCACGCGACTTGAGCGGTGTCAACAGTGATGCCGACAGCGTACAGAGTCCGCGCATGAAAGGCCGCATCGACGCGGATCTCTAGGAGGTCGCTGCCGTTCTGGCGATACAACGTGCCGCCGGTCAGCGGCAGAAAGGGCCCGCCGGGTGGGCCACCGCCGTCCGTCGTAACCTCGACCCAGGTTTGATTTTGCCGGCCATAAACGCGACCATCGGTCGGCGCTTCTGGAAATGCGATCTGCCAGGTGCGGTCTGACCCGCGGCGGCCATAGACGGCACCGTCGGCCGGCGCCTCGGGGAAGGCGCCGCCTCTGATGACATCGTAAAGCTGCCGGTAACTGCCGCCATCCGCCACTGGCGGCAGCAACGCAAAGCCGGACAGCTCGATGACATTGGCGATTTCCTCCTGCACCATGTCAAACCAATCGGCTTCGAGCTGCGTCGAGGGAAGCCCGGTCTGCGGGTTGCCGTCGGTAAACGCATCGCGGCTTAGCCCGGGCGAAGGATTGACCGGAAATTTCCCGATGTGCCGGGTCGGGCTCTTAATGCGCCACATTCACTGTCGCCCTTTCAGGGAGCCGGAGGGTAGGCCCAGATGATGTGCGTGTGCGCCGGCTTGATGCGCTCGAAGACGCATTCGAGATCGCCTTGCGTCCACTCGCGGATAAAGCTGGTGCACGGCGAATTGGCGCGCATCCAATAGATCGCGCGGTCGTTGAGAACGCGCACGAGCCAGCAATGCGCCCAGCGCTCGCTGTCGGGGTTCAAGAAATCATTGCAATTCGACCAGGCGCGGAACGGCCGGAATTCGACGATCTCGATCTCGTAGCCGAGGATCGCGGCGAGCTGGATGAATTGCATCGGCCGCGTCGTCGCGCCCATCTGGCGCTTGGCGATGATCGCCGCGCGGCGCGCCTCGATTGAGGTCGGCGGGTTCTCGATGCACGGGTCGGGCAGCCCGCAATCGATCTCCCACATGCGGATCGTCTCGTAACAGGTCCGCGGGTCCGCCTCGTCCAGCATGTCGCGAACCCGGCACCAGGCGTGCCAATGCACACCGGTGAGGCCGCGCACCGTACGCGAGAGGACGCCTTGCCGATCGCGCGGCCAGACCGGACCAGTCGGCAGCAGCGCCATCGCGCCGGCGTGCGAGTCGTCCCAGGTCAGGTCGAGGACTGCCGGGTCGCCGTGAACGCGCGTCTCGCTCATCGGCGACGGAACCGCGGCGGCGTAAAGACGAAATCGAGGTCGCCGAGCACGGCGATCTCGCCGATCAGCAGCTGGATGTCGGCCGACGGCTCGTCTAGCGTGTGGTGGCGCTCGCCGGCGGCGATCGAGACCGCCTCCCAGAACCACGAGCGATAGAGCACCGCGCCAGGCTCGCCCTCGCGCAGCAGCATATCGCGCAATTCGTCGCCGACCGCCTGGCGCACGCGGCCCGCGGGATCATCTGGCGTGAGATCGCGCACGACGACATTGATCGCCCGCGCGACCGGCGCAGAGACAAAGACTTCGGCAGCCACCGGCCGGCGCACATCGAGCCATTGCGTCATCCGCGCGACCTCGGCGGCGGGCGGGATGCTGTTGGGATAGCTCTCGTCCATCGCAAAGCGGCAGACGATGGTGCCGATGCCCTGTTCCTTGGGGAAGACCCAGGCGCGCGTGCAGCCAGGGAATTCGAGCATCCACCGGCGATAGTCGTAGGCCGCGCCGCCCTGCGGTGGCTGCTGTATGCGATCGAGAATGCGGCTGCGATAGGCCACTTCGCCCTCGCGCGGGTTGCCGCCGGCAAAGCCGAGGCCGCCGACGACGGCGCCGGTCACACCGGTTATCGGGTTGACGGTGTCGAGCCTGGTGCCCGTCGCGAGATTGCCGTCGGGGCCGGTTTGGGTCGCTTGCGCCGGGATCGACAGCACGCCGGCGCCGACCGAGGTCGCGGCCGCGGTGGTCCGGACTTGCCAGCGCAATTGTGTCTGAAAGCGGGCGCCGTGGTCGACCGTCGTGTTGGCCTCGACCGTGACATCGAGGGTCCCGGTCGCGCGCGTCGCCTCTCTGCGGATGATGCCCCATTCCGAGCCGTGGCGTTCGAGCCCGACGCCTCTCGCCGTCGTGATGTGGATCTGCGTCGCGTAATACTCGATGCCTTCGAGCTGCTCGTCGGCCATGCCAACCGACATGCAGGCGAGCGCGTCGAGGTTCGATTGCGGCAAGCGCGCGACAGCGCCGCGCAGATTGGCCTCGATATCGGTCTGCGCGCGGTCGATCAGCTGCGGCAAGGTCTGGCGCTGAAAACCGTTTGGCGCGGCGGCGCGGATCTCGCTCATGTCGCAACCCCGGCGATCTCGGCCCACGGGAAGGCGTAGCGGAAGATCCGCCGCTCGCTGACCGGCGGGGTAATGATGACGGTAATCTCGAGGAAGCCGCGGCGTACCCAGCTCGCGTTGACCTCCACGGTTTTGGCGATACCGTCGGCGATGAACCACTGCATCGCCTCGCGCGCATATTCCTCGGCGCGGCGCCGCGTCGTCTCGGTTTGCTTCTCCCGCCAGAGCAGCCAGAGACGGGAGCCCAGCGGATAGGTGCGGAACGTATCGGCCCACCAGCCGCGGATCCGGCCCCTGATCGGGGATCGGATCATCGGGGAGCGCGGTGCGATCGCTGAATAGCGAGAGCATCACCGCGGTCCCAAGGTCGTTGTCGTCGGCCAAGGTGCCGTCGGCGGCGAGCCGCCAATCGCCGCGCCACAGCTCATTCGACCAGGTCAGCGCAATATCGACCATCAGCCGCCGAGCGCCGCGACCCGCGCCGCCAGCGCGGTGTGGCTGGCCGCCAGCTCTTTGACGGCGTTGACCAGCGCATAGATCAGTGGCCCCGAGTCGATCGTCAGCAATTGCGTCGGCGCATCGTCGCGGCTCGGCTGATAGGCCCGGCGGCCGACCAGCTCCGGCATAACCGCCCGCGTCGCCGCCGCATCGAGCCCGTAGCGCGTCACTTCGGGCGAGTCGGCGGGCATACCGCCGCGGCCATTGTAGCGATAGGCAATCGGCTGCAGCGCCAGGATCTGATCGAGGCCGCTCGTATATTCGCTGATATCGGGCTTGACCCGCGGATCGCTGAGCGATTGCCAACTGCCGGTGTTGTTGTAGCAGTCGCCATTGGTGGCGATCGCGATGCACAGTGCGTTGCGCGTGCGGTCGTAAATCCAGAACTGGCCGGGGCTGGCAAAGCCTTGCAGCCCGATCTCCCAATGACGATCGATATTGGAAAACCCCAAGTGCGAGTCGGTGCCAGACGGTGTCTCGGCGCGCAGGACCTCGCCGCCGGGGTGTCGGACGACGACTTGATTATTGAGGTAGCTGCCGTGCGAGGCGAGATCGAGATAGCCTCGGCCGCCGCCATCGAGCCCCCAATTGCAGATGTCGGTCCATGCGATATTGGCGCCCTGAACCCCTGGTGGCGCCATGCGCAACGTCAGCCTCGTGGTCGCGGTCACGGTATCGAGGTCGAGCAACGCCGCAGGCCAGCCGGGCGCCGGCGCGACAACCCCCGCGGGGTAAAAATATCGGCTAATTCCTGCCGGACCTGGATAGGCGTTGAATTCGACATGCGTAACGCCCTCGACCCCGAGGGCCGAAACGACGCCCGAGATCGCATCGGGCGGCAGTACGGTCAGGCCAACGCTGAGATTGTCCGGTGCAATAACCAGATCGGCGGTGCGCCCAACTTCCGCCCATTTTGGGCGCAGGCGCAGCATGTCACTCTCCTGGCCGACCCCGGTTTCCCGCCAGCCCCGGCTCGGTCATGCGGAAAAACAATGAGCCGAGATCCGGCACCGTGTTGCCGAGAAACAGCCACACACCGGCGCCGTCGGTGACATACGAGGTCCCGCCGCCAGCGTTGCGGTAGATGTTGAGCGACAATGAATGGGCACCGGTGAGGGTCTGCGCGACCACCATGCTGGCGCCGAGATCGGCGGGCGGCGGTCTCGCAACGGTCAGCGGCCCGCTCAGCGTGCCGCCCGTCAGCGGCAGATAGACGTCATCGCCGACGATTTGCCGTGGGCCGGTCGATCGATGCCCGTCGGCACGCCGACCCAGAGCCGTGGCACCGCCGAATTCAACTCGACAGCGAGCTCGCCGTCTGCGAGCGCCGGCGGCGGGTTGTCGGGGACGATCGTCCGCTTGATGCGGATCGACTGCGCCATTGCTCAGAACGTCCCGCCGTCGACGATGTTGACTGCGAGATCGCTGGCCTGGCCGTCGCCGCTCAGTGACACCGCGTCGATCAGCAGCGGTTGTTCGGCCTTATTGACCTGCAATTCCTCGAGCGCGTCTTGCACATTGTCGGCGTTGAGACCGGTGATCGCGGTCACGACGACGTTCGAAGCGGTGATCTGCGCCTGCCCGATGCCGAGATGGCCCCAATGGTAGGTATTGGCCTGCGCGGCGTCCTCGACGCCGATCAATAGGTCGCCTGGTCTCATCAGGACTGACGGAATATCGGTGCGGCCTGTCGGCATCCCTTCGGTGTCGACGATCAGAAACCAGCCTAGAGTCTGCTGCGATGCGACGCGTAGCGGGCCGGCCGGGTGCGGCGAGCCGGTAACCGGCGTCACTTCGTAAGTCGCCGAGCTCGCATCGAAGGTGCCGACGATCGTTAATTGACCGGTCGCGCCCTGGATCATTCGGTGGAGCTCGGCGATCGAGCCGAGGATCGTCTTGTAGGTGGTCGGCAGGCTGGGATGCCCTGTCCCCGTCACAGGACCGAGCTGCAATACCAGCGATGTGATCGGTCTGGCGTTGTCGGCGCCGAGTTGCGCCTCGGCCCCGGTCGCGACAAGGGTGCGGATTGCGCCGCCGACATCGATGCGCAGACCCGGTGGATCGGCGGCGCCGGCCGGCGGCACATAGCAGCCGCCGCGGATCGTATTCGTCCCCGGGTTGAGGCTGACGCCACCATCGATCGCGATCGTTAAACCGCCGGCCGGTGGGGTCGGTTGCGTCGGCACGTAGCAGCCGCCGCGGACTGTCGCGCTTCCGGCCAGAAGGCTGAGTCCGCCGTTCGCAGCGAGCCCGAGACCGCCGTTTGGAGCGGCACCAGCCGGCGGAACAAAACCCCCACCGCGGACCGTAGCGGTCGCCGGCTCTAGCGTTAGCGCGCCGGCCGCTGAGACGAGAAGGCCGCCGGCGGGCGCGGTACCAGGCGGCACAAAGACGCCGCCGATCTCGGTGTTGCTCGCGAAATTGAGATCGACCGTGCCGGCGGCCTCAGTCAAACCGCGGCGAAAATTGTAAGTCGTCGAAACGGCCGGAGTTGCCCAACGCAATACCCCGATGCCATTGGTCGTTAGCACCTGGCCGTCAGCGCCGCCCTCGATGCTGAGAGTGGCGAGCGGAAAGATTTTGACGCCGGGGCCAATGATCGCTTGACTGCCGCGCAATTCGAGCTGGCGGCGATGCGAGACCAGCGCCACGGTATTGGCGGCGTCGGAAATCGCGAGCTCATTGCCGCCGACATCGGCCTCGGTCTGCACTGCCAAATTGGTGAAACCGTCGCGCGACCACATCGGCTCGCGCGCTAACGGCGCTGGCGTCGTCGGGATTGGCGCCGATCCGGCGATGCGGCCGCGGAGTTGAATTCTCGCCATCAGAAAGTCCCCCCATCAATGGGTTGGTCGAGCACAAAGACGATCTGCCCGGTCATGGTGCCGCCGGCGAGGTCGAGTTTTTCGTTTTGCAGCTCCTCGATCTCGTCTTTGGCGGCCTGGAAATTGTTGCGCACCGTGACGGTGGTCGGTGTGCCATAGACCGGATAGGCCGGGTTGATCTGCGAGACCCGCGCGGTTCCCGGCATCAGCAGCGCCGGCGCCGCGAGTGCAACCGCGGGCGGATCGCGCCGCGCCAGCGCGGCCTGGCGCGCCAGCACCGGCCGGAAATCGCGCGGCGCCTTCCGCCGCCGCCTGCGACTGCTCAATTGGACGATCTGCCCCATCATGGAGTCTCTGGACCGCCGCCCGGCTGCCCCCAGCTGACGCGGCCGGTCGCATCGAGATTGCCGTCGAGCTCGATATCGCCCTTGATCTTGATCGCGGGCGCCTCGATCGAGATCTCGTCTTCAATTTTGATCGTCAATTTCTTGGCCTCGATCGTGATCTCGTCTTTGACCTTGATCGTGAGCTTGCCCTCGTCCTCATCGACAGTGATCACGAGGTTGCCGTCTTCGGTCAGGTGCAGCGAGACCTTCTTGTTGTTGTAGAGCGTCACTTCGCCGGCTTTCTGGTTGCGCGGCCGCGAGGCGCGATCGTTGACCGCCAACACGGCGCCGTGGTCGCGATTGCCCTGCATGAACGCGATCACGGCATCGCCGCCATTGTGCGGCACCGCCGAGAGGCCATAGCTCTGGATGCGCTCGACCTGGTCGGCGACCTCCTCCTCGAGCAGCCCCAATTGCATCGTCTGGACGCCGTTCTCGTCGCTCGTCGCGCGCAGCACGCCGCGCGAGATCATCATGTCGAGGCGGCGGAAGACCGGCGCTAAGAGGCGATCACCGGACTGCATCGGGGCAGTTCACGCAAACAAGCCGCAGGCCGTGCCACTCGTAGACGAGCCCGAGCGGCGCGGTGCCGAGCGACGCCGGCGCCGGCACCGGACCGTCTTTGTTCCACTCGCGCAAGCCGAGCCAAACCTTCGGCACAAACACGGCCGGCCAGCCGCGCATCGGCGCCCAGACTACGGGATCAGCCACGTTTGGCGACTGAGCCGATCATTGCTTGCTCTCGCGCCGCCTGGCCTCGCCTTGGACCCGATCAGCCGCGACTTGGTCCCAGAATGACGGCCCACCCGCTCCCGCGCCGGCGGCGGCCCCGCCCTTTTTGGGCTTGGCGCGGGGCTGCTTTTCCGGCGCGACCGGCTCGGGTGTCAGCGCCTCGGGCGGCTGCAGGGTCAGCACTGTGCGCAGGCCTTGATTGCTGACATCCATGACCAGGCTGGTGATCGCGAGCTGGCGATCGAGCCCCATCCAGGCATCGACGCATTCGCACATGCGATTGATCGGCCAGAGCTCGCCGCTCGGCTGCAGCCAGCCGCCGAGAGTGATCTCGGCTTTGCGCGCCTTGCCCCAGCGCTGCTGCTTTTCCCAATTGGCGCGCTCCAGCGCGGTAGCGTTATCGGTGTTGGCGCTCTGGACGAGCAGCATTGGCCGATAGCGGCGGACGGAGGGATCGCGCACCTCGCCGATCGAGAACGAGGCCTGCTCGGGGCTGACGCTGTCGTCGCCGTTTTTGGTCTTCTGCTGCCCCTTGACGATGTAATGCGAAAAGCGGTCGCGCTCGTCGAGCGTGCCGGTCGCGGCGAGAATGTTCTCGCCCTGGACCAGCCGGGTTGAAAGGAACGAATCGGAGCCCCGAGTGATGATCAGCGAGCCATCCGGCTCTTCATAGGCGAGGACGCCGCGCAAGCGGCAGATCCGCTCGATCGCGTCCCAGCAGGCTTCGCCCTGCTGGATCTGAAACTCGATCGGCTCGCCGAGATCGGCCTCGATGCGGACCTGGATTTGGTGTTGCCGCGCGACGGTGCGGATGACCTCGGCCGGATCGACCGATTTCCACTGCCACGGCGGGCCGGTATAGCTGCAATCGACCAGATCGGAGACGAGCCCGCGGCCGGAGAGCTCGATATGGTGCATGACACCGTCGTAATCGGCACGAATGACGTCGATCCAGCCGTTGCAGAGGGGCTGGTCATAGGCGCGCACCGTGACGCGATCGCCGGGCTCGATCCACCATTGCTCCTCGGCGCCAGGCCACGAGCGGGTGGCGCCGATGCCCCATTGGATCGTCGCATTGTCGATCGAGCGCTCGATGCGCACGCGCAGCCAGCCGCCAAAGCTGCGGCCGCCGATATCGAGATAGAGCGGGGTGATCAGGGCCACCGCATTTGCACGTTTACGGACCAATTGGTCCAATCACGGCCAGGCGGGGATCACCAGGCGCGGCGGCATGAAATTCGGGTGCGCCGCCGGGTTGGCGTCGCGCAGCCGCTGCGCCTGGCGCGCCTCGCGATAGGCGAAATGCGCGCAGACCAGCGACGGCATCGGGCCGCCCAAGATCATGACCTCGTCCTCGAGCGGCGAATGCGTGCGATAGGCGATCAGCCGCAGCGTCGTCGCGTAAAGCTGGCGCAGCATGCGCAACGTGCCGTCATTGCGCTGCGTCCATTCCTCGATCACCGCGGTAAACATCGCGATCACATTGTCGCGCAGACGCTCGCTCTCGACGGCCGGCCCGAGCGGCAGCGATGGCAGGCGCTCGGCATAGGCGCAGACCGCGGCGCGGTGCACGAGCGCCTCGAACGCGGCGCGGTTCTCGCGCTGCTGCGCGCGCGTCGGCGTATAGATCGGCCCGGGTCGCGCGATATGGACTGGCGGCAAAGCAGCCCGCCAACTCGCCTCCCCGGCGAGATGAGCGAGCGCGACGGTATCGTCGAGCAGCACAAAGAGGCCGACATCGCGGACCATCCGCTGAATGCCGCGCCGGACCTCGTCGGGATCCAGATAGACCCACGAAGCGAAATCGTGCTGGCCGAACACCGCGGCGTAGGCCTCGGCATAGGCCTCCTCGTTGTTGACGCCCTGGCGCATCGCGACGAGCTGCAGCGCGATCAGCTCGGCGACCATCAGCGCCGCGTCCTCGGCAACGAAATTCGGCAACTTGGCAGTGCGCCAGGTCATCCGGTGAAGGCGCGCCCGGCGACCCCATAGCCGGCCTCGGCCTGCGCCAAGAGCTCATAGCCGGGATCGCGCTCAAAAGACGGCGTCTCGAACGAGCCGGCCTCGACAAAGGCGAGCTCGAAGGCGGCATAGCGGATGCCGCCGGAGCGGCTCTCGCTGACGGTGCAACTCTCGCAGACCACCAGGTGCTCGCCATGAAACGGATGCACCAAGGTGCCGGGCCCGTCGGCCTCGCAAGCGTTGAGCAGGGCGTCGCGCTCGGCCTCCCAGAAGTCGCCGAGCACATAGGCGGTGAATGCGAAGCGCCGCGCCTTGCGCCCCAGGTCCTCGGCCTGCGGAATGTTGCGCAGCGGGTATTCGCGCACATCGGCGCGGCGGCCGGTCTCGGTCGAGTAGGAGTCGAGCCGGAAGCGCGCGCCGCGAAAGGCGCCGCTGGCGTCGGCAAGACCGATGCCCGGGATAAAGTCTTTGGCCGAAAGCATCTATTGCTGTCGCTTCGCGCGAACCGTCCGGATCAGGTCGTAAACCCACGCGTTCAAGACGGTGCTCGGGTCGCGCTCGGTCTGCACGAGCAGCCACTCGACCGCCGAGCGCTCCCAATTGTAGAGCCGGCCGATATCCCCCGTGAGCGCGGCCGCCGCGTCTTGGCGGCGGTAGGCCTGCAACAGGGCTTGGGCAAGCAGCTCGCCGATGACATGCGAGGCCGCACGTAGCGGGTCGGGCTCGGCAGACGCTTCGGACATCAATAGGCCCCGGCGAGCGCGCCGCGTGGCCCGGCGTATTCGGTGCGCAGGCTGACCTCGGTGTTGCCGGTCGAGCGAGTCTCGCGGACTCTTGTCCCTTCGGGGACATTGGCGAAATTCACCTGGACCTCGCTCTTGCTGACTTGCTGCTGCGTTGCGGTGGCGAGCGCCTTTGGCCCCTCGGCGGCCAGCATCGCCGGGCCGGTCGCCGCGGTCGCACCCGCCGTCGCGGCTTCGCCACCGCCGGTCAAGCGTTGCCAGCCCGATTTGATCGCGCCGCCGATCGCGCCGGGAATATTGCCGATGCTGCCGATCGCGCCGGTGACCCCGGCGATCGCCGTCTTGAGCGAGGCGAGCTGCGCGATGATCCACTCGATGATCCCGCCGATGATGCCCCTGGCGCGCTCGAGGATGCCGGTCACGCTATCCCACAGCTCTTGCCAGAAGCCGACGAGCCCGGCCCAGGCGTCCTGCAGCGGCTGCGGCGTAAACTGCGCGAGAAGCGCGCCGATTTCCGACAAGGCGTTCGAAAATTTGGTCGAAACCGCGTCAGTTAGAACGCCAAAGAAATCGTTCAACACGCCCCAGGCGTCGAGGATCGGTTGCGGCACCAAGGCGGCGACGATCGCCTTTATCGCATTAACGCCCGCGTTAAATGCGCCCTCGGTCCCGCTCCACAGCTCCTCGAAGAAACTGCCCAAGGCGCCCCAGGCTTCGATGATCGCCGCCGGCGATGGGAAGAGGCCCTCGAAAAGCCCCGCCAGGCCCCGCCAGGCGGCCTCAAAGAGCACCGGCGTGAAAGCCCGCGCGAATTCGCCGAGGCGTTCCAGCCCCCCGGGGAACGGGTGCCATGCCCGTTCCCACAGGCCGGCAAAGAAATCGGCCACCGCCGCCCACGCGTCGAGGATCGGTTGCGGCAGCCAGGCCGAGGCGAAATCGCCGAGCCAATCGAGCGCGCCCCAAAAGACCGCCTTGATGCCGGCCCATAGATCGGCGAATTGCCCGATTAGCGGCTGCCAGTCGTCAAACAAGGCACCGCGCGCGAAGTTGTCGCCGAAATCAACCAGCCAGCCGAGCGCCGCGGAGAACGTATTTTTGACGCCGTCCCAGAGATCGACAAAGAATTGCGAGATCGGCTCCCAATATTTGTAGATCAGGAACGCGGCGGCGCCGATCGCGATAATCGCGGCGCCGATCGGATTGGCCGCCAAGGCCGCCACCAGTCCCACGAGCGCTTTGCCGATGCCGATGATCGCGCCGATGATCCCGGGCGCGACAACGCCGGTGAAGGCGAGCAGCATCGCCTTGTTTTTGCCGATCACCGCGACCAGGCCATCCCATAGCGGCGCCAGCGATTGCACCGCCGGAATGATGTCGCTTTGCACCAGCTTGACGAAGGCCTGCCCGATCCCGACCAGATCGCGGATGATCGTGATGACCTCGGTCTTGATCCATTCGCGGTTGGCCTGGACCCATTCGTCGACGCCGCCGGCGGCGCCGGTCATCGCCGGCAGCAATTCCTGCAGCACGTCGTAAGCCAGGCCGCGGACATGCTGCGAGAGCTTCAGCATCGTATCGCCAAAGGCCTTCGCGCTCTTCGCCGTCGCCTCGCTCATAATCGCGCCGGTTGAGGCGAGCTCGTTGCCGAGCGCATTGATGCCCCAGACGCCCTCGTTCATCACCGGGATCAACTCGGCGCCGGTCTTACCGAGCAGCTTTTGCGCTAGCGCCGCCTTGTTGGTCTGGCTCGACATATTGGCGACGGCACTCGACAGCCGCAGAAAGACTTCCTCCGGTTTGAGTTTTCGCAGATCGGCGAGTGAGATGCCGGCGGCGCGGAAGGCCGCGGCGAATTCGTTGACACCCTTTTTCTTGGCCGGCTTCATCGCCTCGATGATCGAGCGATTGAGCCTGACCAGCGCGCCATTCATGGTCCCGACGTCAACGCCGGATTGCTTGGCAGCATATTGCAGCCGCTGCAGCGCCTCTACGCCGGCGCCGGTGGTCTGCTGCAGCTTGACCAGCTCACCGCCGGCATTGACCGCGTCATAGACAAATGTTCCGAGACCGACACCGCCGGCGATCACGCCCAAGCGCGCGAACGGCCCCAATAGGCCAGTGACGGCATTGCGGAGCTGCAGCACCGAGCCGCCGACCCGGCCCAAGGCGCCGCCGATATTGGCAAGGCCAGTCGCCTTGAAGATCGCGCCCGGCACCGCCGCCAGGCCGCGGATCTTTGCCGTCGATTGCGCGATCTTGTTGTTGAGATTGTTGATCGGCCGCGTGAACTGGTCGGTGAGAGAGACAATGACCCGGAACCCCGGGTCGCGGCTGCGCGCCATTATTGCCGCTCGTTAGCCCAGCGAAAGCCGTCAGTCTCGGCGCTGCCAATATCACGTCCCGGGGTTCTGGCCCCGGAGACGCCGAGCTCGCGCGCCAGCTCGTGACAGCGCTCTGACCACCACAGCAGCTCCGACATCGTCAGGCGCTTCAATTCGCTCGGCGGCCAGTGGAACCAATACGCAAGCCAGGCAACAGCCCGTTGCCAGTCTCGGACGTATCTTCCCCCACGAAGGCAAGCGCCTTTTCGCTGACCTTTTTCATGTCGCGCAGGCGCAATTGCTTGATGACCGAGGGCGGCAGGCCAGTGACGGCGCAAATCGTCATGACGCCCCGTTCGATATCGCCTTGCGCCTTGTCGATCATCATCAGCGCCTCGACAGTCGGCTCGGTCAATTCGAGCTCGGTCAAGACCTCATCGCCGTGCTTGATGGGAACATCAAGCGCGATCGTAAATTGAAGCGGATCGGCCATCTTACGGCCCCTGGCGGCGCATTTCGGGGCCCTCGAAGCGCACCGTGCAGGTGCCTTCGGCGGCGTTGTAATCGAGATCGCCCGACTGGAAGGCGTTGCGCAAGACCCAGGTCTCACCGATCTCGGTCTCGGCGGTCACCGTCGCGTCGGTAATGTCGGCGAGATCGGTCAGCGGGAATTGCGGCCGATTGGTGATTTCGACCTCGATATAGGGCGCGCGATAGACGGCCTGGAACCCATGAAAGCCGTCGAGGCCGGAGACCGGCGTTCGGGTTCGCTGGTTGGGCGAGATCGTCAAGGTGCCGCGCACCGAAAGCTGCCGGCCATCGACCTTTACAAAGGCCTCGCCGGCGACGCACTCAGCCATTGCCTATTCTCCCGATAATTAGGGGCGAGCGCCGTGCAGGCGGAACTGGACGAGCACGGCAAAGATGCGGAGCTGATTGACAAAGGACGGGCTGACCAGCGCATTGAGCCGGTTGGGATCGCGCGCGTCGCGCTCGACGATCAGCGCGGCTTCAAAGCCCTCCATATCCTCGACGATGCCGTCCTCTTCGAGCTCGCCATAATGGGCGATCAGCTCGGAGCGGGCGATCCGCGGTGTGACGATCGCCTGGCCGGCGCCAAACCGGGTGCCATCGGAAGTCAGCTTATGACGCGGGAATTTGCGCAAGATCCGAGCGCGGGCCGAGCGCGCGTAATACTGTGCGGTGTACATCGTCTCGACATCGAGATAGCTGTCATCGGGCGCGCCCCAGACATTGACGCGATAGTTGGTAATGACGCGGTCGATAAAGGTCTCCTCGCCGTCGGTCACATAGGTGCCGCTGATCCCGTCGTAATAGAGCACGTGGCGTTCGAGGATCGAAAAGCGGTCCTCGCGCGGCGGCGGCCGAATGCCAATCAGCGGCAATGCCTGGACCGGGCGCGCCGGATCGATGATCAGGCTGCCGGCCGATTGCCCGGCATAGGCCGCCATCCACTCGTCGTGCGGGCTCGCAGAATTGTTGAAGCCCATGACCGAGACATGCTGGCCGTTGCGCTGATGGCCGAAGGCCGAGAGCTGGCCGACCGTCCCCTCCATTGCGGACCAGCCGTGGCCATAGAGCTGCATCGCCCAAGACCAGCGCCCGCTGGTGTCGTTAAAGAATTCGTCGAGCGCTCTCAAGTCCGCCAGCGTATTGTAGGGGCAGAGGACAAAATCAAACGGCGCATCGCCCATCGTCGCAAGCAGCGCGGCAATATCGGGCGAGCCGGCGCCGCCAGTCATCGCAGTAATGTCGGCACTCAGCCCTTCCGGCATAATTTCGCCGCCGACCGCGCCAGCAAGAGCCAGCTGGATTTTGAGCGTACCGAGGACGCCGGGTTGCAACGCGGTGATCACCGTTGTCTCGGGCTCGGCGTCGGCCGGGGGCGCGAGGACAACGCTGGCCTCGACGCCAACTCGCGGATCGGCGTTGATCGCGTCGCGCACCGCCAACGCGATCGCGGCGGCATCGTCGCCAGCGCCGACGACGATGCGGACGAGCCGGCCGCCGATATAGAGCGGAATGACACCGGCGCCGGCGCCGGTCGTCGCTGGAGTCGACCATTCGATCGCGCCAGCCGCTCGATCAAAGCCGGTCTCGGGCGCGGCGAGCAAATAGAGCGGCACGCTGGCGTTATTCTGAAACCAGCGCTCGGCCTGACGGCCAAAGGCCGAGCCGGTGCCGGTCAGCGCGCGCACCTGGTCGGCCGAGAAGACCGGTGTTAGATGATTGGGCTCCAGCGCGGCGGTCGCCGGCACGGTGCCGATGAGCAAAGCGTTCTGCAGCGCGCTCGCGGTCCCAGCGAGGCTCGGATCGAATTCGAAATAGGCGAGCGGAACCCGCAGCCCGGGCGGAATATTGCGGAAGGAAATCGCCATCGATCAGCGCTCCGCGTCCGGGTCTTGGTGCCGCGCCGGCCGCGGCACGACGACGACATCGCCGACGCGCAGCTGTCGATGGAAATAACCGCGCTCGCTGGTCACATCGGCGCCCTCCTCGGGGATTGGCCGCATCGTGCGCGGGTGGCGCACCAGGCGCCCGGGGACCGGCCTCACAAAGAGCCGATCGTCTCTCTCGTCTGACATGCTCTCTCCTCAATGCCGGTTGTTGCCGGTGCCATTGCCGCGCGGCGTCGGCGGCGGCTCGACGTCCATCCTGACGCGCTGCTCGATGCGGCCCTCGGGGCCCTTCGGCCACGGCGCCGGGCCGCGCCGCGGGTCATAGATCTGCGACGGCGGCAGCCCGGGGTCGTGCGGCTTGATCCAATCGATGTCCATGTTGATGCCGGTGAAAGCCGGCAGCTTGTCGAATTGCTCTTCGGTCTCGCCTTCGCCGGCGGCGCCGCAAATCCAGTAATAGCTGCCAAAGGACAGCAGCCAGAAAGTCACCGCCCGTTTGATCGCGAGCAGCTTGGTGTTGTCATACCAAAAATTGCCGTAGTGCTTATCGGGCGACCAGTTGTAGATCGCGCGGAAGATCGCGCGGCGGATCTCGTCGATCTGCTGGGTCGGGTCCTGGCCGCGGATGTCCATTGTTGCTTCGATTGCGACAATGACGCCCCAGAGCTGGGTTGCCCGCTGGTGGTTCTCATTGGCGCCGGGCGGCTGACTCTCGGCCTGGTCGGACAAGAAACACACCCAGGCCGCCGGATAGGCGAAGGCGGTATATTCGAACGCGCGCGAGGCCTCCGCGACGCCGGCGATCCGATTGCCAAAGATCGGTTCGGTGGCGCTCGAGCGCCGCAGCTTCATGATGATTTCCGCCATCATTGCCGGGTCTCCAACATCCAGACGATGCTTTGCGCCAGGTATGGCCGGCCCGAGGGCGCAAGATGCCCTTCGTCCGCAAGACGCGCACTGATCTTGCGCAGGCTCATCCCCTCACCGCGGAGTTGACGCGCCAGGCCCCGCGCCGCCTCGGGGACGGGCCGCCGGCCCCGCGGGTCGCGTTCAATCGGTCCGGCGATGTTGCTCATCGGATTGATCCGGCTCGTGTTTCATTGTGTAACGGGGCGAACTTCCGCGATCCAGGATCAACTCTTTGATGCGAGCAGCCAGCAGGATCTCGGCGTCGCCCAATTCCTGCAGCGTGCCGTCGGCGCGCAGCTCGCCAAAGCGCATTTCCTCGAAATCGCGCACTCAATTGATCTCGACCGTCGCCGGCGGCCGTCCGACCTGGCCCGGGGTCGCGATGATCGCGCGCCCATAGGCGGCGCGCAGCGCCTCGATGACCAGCCCGCGCTCGGCAAAGGTCGGTTCGAAAGCCGGGCGCGGCTCCATGCGCCGGGTGCCGAGCTCGACCAGCGCGGCATGCGGCGCGATCGCCGAGACCAAGAGCGCATAGCCGCGGCGCGAGGCGCGCCCCTTCATGCTGCGAAAGAGATTGCCGGTATAGCGCGCCGGCGGCCGCCCCGGCGCTGAGGCGGTATGGACGCGGCCGCCTCGGCGATAGATCTGCCCCGAGCCCGAGCCGCCAACGACAGTTTTCATCTTGGCCGCCATCGCTCGCGACGCCCGGCCCATGGCCGAGCGCACATGGCGCCGGTCAAATTGCGAATAGGAGATCTCGGCGAACCTAACTTGGATCATTGGCGCCTTCGGCCAAACTTTGACCGTTGCCGCGCGCCCCGAGGCCACTGGCGATCGCCTGGGTTTGCTGTGCGATCGCCTGGATGATCGGTGCCGCGACGCGGTACGGCCCCTCGGCGAGCAGCGCCAGAACGGAATTCCATTGCTGCGCCTGCAAGCTGACTTCGAGCATCGTCGTCGCATCGATCGGATGCACATCTGCTGTTCTCATCATCGCTCCTCGTCCCACGGTGATTGCTTGTCGTCCCAGATCGATTGCCCGCGATCCCAGATCGAGCGCGGCGGCTGCGCGATGATGGTCGCGTCGCCGAATTCCTCGACATCGAATTGTGTGAAGCGGCGCGCGTCATCGTTGACGACGCCGACCACCTTGTAGCGCTTGCCGGCGATCTCAAACATGTGCCGGATCGTCAGGTCCTCGCGGAAGCGGGTGCGCAACGTATGCGTACCGCGCGGGCCAGCGCGCTCATCGATCTGCGCGCCGAGCAGCATGATTTCGCCGGCATTGACCTTCAGCGAGCACCAGCAATGGCCGACCGGGACGTAAGTCGGGATCACCGACGGCCCCTCGGTCTGCGAGCGGTCGGACCAGACAAAGACGCCGGCATAATTGCGCAGGCGTCCGATCGGCGGCGCCTTGCCCTCGGGCATTTAGGCGAACCCCGCCTCGCGATAGGGCTCAAGCAGCGGCCGCCAGCCGATCTCGAGCATCGGCGTCAGCGTGAATTGCTGCAGCGACTCGCGGTTCTCATACCAGGTTGCAATCGCCAGCAAGAGCGCCTGGCGCAGCGAGGCCGGCACGTCCTCGGGCTTTTCGTGGCCGCAGCTAAAATCGATGATGATCCCTTGCGGCTGGCGCGGCACCAGCACGATTTGCGGCCAATAGCCGGCCAGCGGGTACATCCGCGCCGGCAAGCGCTCATCGAGCTCGACGCCGTAATTGGCGAGGTCCTGCCCCTGGCCGTTGACGATGACACCGCGCAGCTCGTGCAGCGGCGGCAACGGGATATTGAGCGGGTCGCCCCAGACGGCCGGCCAATGACGCAGGGTCATCCGCCATTCCTGGCGCATAACCGCGACGCCAGCATGGTCTTCGAGGGTCTGGGTGGCGGCGGCGATCATGCCGTTGAGCAACGGCACCTCGGGGCCGCGGATCGCCTCGGGGTCGAGCCGCAGATGCAGCACGACCTCATCGAGCGAGAGCGGCTGCGCGCGCGGCGGGTTCGTGCGGCGCAGGCGAAAGCGCGGCGGCGCCCAGATCGAGCGCGACGGGTCGCCCCACAGCGGTGGGTTCCAGCCCCAGCCCAGCTCGCTCATGCCGCTACCGGCGCCTCCAAAAAGAGCTCCCAGCTCAACGCATTAGGGCCGGGCAACTCGCTCGTCGATTCGCGCGCCATCCAGACCGCAAAGCCGTGGCGGACGATTTCATCGCGCCCGTATTTTTCGCCAGGCCGATATTGGCCGCGCCAACGCAGGCCGGCGACATGGATCGGCTCGCTAGAGTTGCCGTTCTCGAAAACGATGCGTATTTGCCCGGGAAAATCCTCGACCGGCTCGACGGCGCGGATACCAAGGCCAGGTGGTCCGCGATCGCCGGGCCGGCCGAGCTCCCCCTGGTCCCCCCTTTCCCCCTGACCGCCAGGTCGGCCCATTTCCCCCGGGCCGCCTGGCGGACCTTCTGCGCCGCGCTCGCCCTGGCCGCCGCGCGCCGCTACGAGAAGCCAATGCTCGCTGGTCGGCGGGTTGCGGGTATCGAGCGCGTCGGCGCGATAAGTAGAACCCTCGAATTCGACTTCGTCACCCCGAAAGTAGCGGCCGTTGGGATCCCAGCGGCCCAAATGCAGCGGCACCGGAATGCGGAAGCGGCCGACGTGGCGATCGCCTGAGGTCATCGCGACCGTGAATGTGAAGAGCCGAGCATCGACTGGCCCCTGATCGATATTGACCGCCGCAATGCCGTCGGCGAGCAGGGTCCATGCGCCGATCAGGCCGGGCGGGCGCCTCGCGGTGCGATTGCGCGCCTACCAGGTGCCGCCATCGCAGCAAACGATCGCGCCTCTCTCATGCCAATCGCCCTCGGCCCATTGGCGCGCCAACCCATTGATATGCACCGGCTCTTGCGGGCGGCGCTCGCTGGTGCTGACAATATGCCGGCTTTGCGCCGTCGTGCCGATCTGCTCGGCGAGCTCGCTGGCAATGGCCCTAGCGAGCGCTTTCTCGTCCATCAGCGGGGTCCCATGTCGGCGATGAGAAGTTGCGAGCGCGTCGGCACGTCGCCACCGTGCACAGTGAAGGTCGCCGGCTGCCCGGCGCCACTGCCGCTGCTTGCGACCTGGACGTTGATGCCGCTGATCCCGGTCCCGATCACGTCCATGTAAAATTGCGCCGTAAACCCGGAACCAGCGCCGACCTGATAGACAAAAGCGCGCCGTTCGGTCTCCTCACTGCCAACCGGAAAGAGCCGAACGGCCGCGATCCCGAGCTGGCCGTCGTTACTCATCGAGATATTGATCGAAACGCTGATCAGCAGCCGCGAGTCGCCGCCGCGCGGAATGTCATAGTCGATCGTTGCGATCGTCACCCAGGTCGCGCTGTTGATCGTGAAGTCTTGGGCGACCTCGATGCGCTGGCTCGGCGCGCACATAGCGCAGATCGAGCTCGGGCAGGCTGGGGCCGCCGCCTGGCCCGCCGCCACCGGTACCGCTGGGATCGACACCGGTTAGAAAAACCTCCCAGGCCAGGGCGTTGATCGACGGGACTTGCTCGGTTTCCTCGGTCGCGATCCACAAGTGGAAGCTGAAGCGCACGACATCGCCGCGCTGATAGCGCTCGCCCGGCTCATAGACGCCGCGAAAGCGGATCTCGGAAAACGGGATCGGCTCGGTGAGCGAGCCGTCCTCGAGCATGAAGCGAAAGAGGCCTGGCCGCCCCGGTACCGGCTCGACGCGCTTGATGCCGAAGCCGCGCGGGCCGCGCTCGCCGGGCTCGCCTCTCTCGCCCTTTTCCCCGCGATCGCCCTTCTCTCCCGGGTCGCCCTTTGGCCCGACGATCGCCTCGCCTGGCGGGCCGCGCTCGCCGCGCTCGCCTTGAATGCCGCCGGGCCCCTCGTCGCCGCGCGCGCCGCGCGCCGAGACCAATTGCCAGCCCTCGTGAGGCGGCCGTCCCGGGTTGTCCTCCATCGCGCGATAGGTGGCGCCGGCGAGTTCGACCTCGTCGCCAAAGCCGTAATAGACACCGGGCTCCCACGGCCCTTTGTGCAATGGGATCGGCAGGCGCAGCGCCAGCGGGATATCGGCGCCGGAAGAAAGCCCGACGATGATCTTGTGCAGCCGCGGGTCCAGCTCTTCGCAATAGCTGTAGACCTTGCGGATGCCATCGGCGAGCGGCTGCCAATCGGCGCCCTCGCCGGGCGGCTCGCGGGTCTCGACGCGTGCCTGCCAGGCGCCGCCCAAATGGTGCACAACGTGGCCGGCGCCGTACGAGACGCCGAGCCGATAGGGATGCGCCAGGCTGCGCCAATCGACCGGCAGGCCGAGGCGCTGCGCAACCTGCTCGGTGATCAGCTCGAGGGCGCCGGCGAGATCGTCAGGCAAGCCGCGCCTCGAGCGCCTCGATCCGGGCGGTGAGCGCGTGGATAATTTCTTGGCTGCTGGTCCAGCCGACGGTGCCATTGGTGTCGGTGATGGCAAGCCACTGGCCGACGGTGCCGCGGGTGTTCGGCAGCACATAGGAGTGGCCGAGCGAATTGCGCTTATGCGGTGTCGGCAAGCGGCTCTTCGGGATCTGTCCGACAAAGTCCCAGACATTGCCGTTCCTGACAAAGACGACGACGGTAAACTGCGCCTGCGCGAAATTTGCCGTCATCGAGGTCCGCACATTGCTGATCGTCACGCCATAATCGCTGTCTCGCTCGAAATAAAACGGCTCGCCGTTCGGCAGATAGTCTGCAAGCGGCAAATAGACGGTCCCGTTGTAATTGGCGTTGTAATTGCCGATGCCATTGGAATTGGCAGCGAGCACCGGCGGGTTGTTGCCGCCGGTGCCGCCGCCGCCGGTATAGCGCGGGGTGTAGTCCTGCCAGAGCGCGAGCGCCGCCCCGATATCACCCGAGATGTTGCCGCCCTGGTTTCGGAGCATATAGCGCGCGTCGCCGTTGATCGTGTCGATGATCTGGCGGCGGTTGGTCCCGTCGTTGTTCTCGATCTGCGGCTGCGTATTGCCCGAGTGGCAGCGGATCATCATTCCGGTGCCGGCCGCCTTGTAAAACCGGCCGCCGGCATTGACGATCAGCCCGTGTCCGTCATTCTCGGCGTGAAAGCTGTTGGCCTGCCGCATGTAAACTTCGCCATAGAGGCCGATGATCCGCTCTCCCGGCGTTTCCGTCGCACTGCCGACGATGTTAAGGCCGGCCGAGAAGATCCGGGCGCCGATCCGGCCATCGTTCTGGTCGGTCGGCATCCCGTGCGAGAAGCGTATGTAATTGGCGTTGCCGAGATAGGTGTCGCCGAGAATAGTCCGCGGCCCGGTGCTCGCCGGCACTTCGAGCAGTTGATATTGCGTGCCGCCCTGGTTGTCGGCCTGCCCCGTCGGCGGCTTGGGGATCGTCAGTTGATTGCTGTTGTTCTGCCGCGCCAGGCCCCAGGCGAAGATCTTAAAGCTCGGGTTCGCTGCCGCATTGTTGATCTGCGCTTCGAGCCGTACCAGGTTGGCGCCGCCGCCCTGCGCGCTCAGGCGAAAGACGCGCCACATCGCCGCCGCTTGCCCATTGCGCGAATAGGATGTGATCGAAACCGAGGCCTGGGCGTAGGACGAGGTCACATCGAGGAGCAGCGAGCAGTCGGCGTTGACGCCGTAGCAATCCATCTGCAGGCGATAATTGCCGTAAGCCGGGAACGTCGCCAGCAATAGCCAATTGTTCGCGGCCCAGCCGCCCGGTGTCCCGGTCCAGTAATCGCCCTGCGACGTCTCGACGAGCTCGATGGTCGTGAAATTGGGGATCGCCGGCGCCGACGGGATGGCGACGCGAACGATAAAGCCGAGACCATCCCAGGCGACGAGCTCGCCGACCGCATAAGTCGCGCCGGTCGTCCAGCGCCGGACCGCCTGCACTGCATGCGTATCGACATAACGCTTGGTGGCGGCGTGCCGATCGTCGGTCGGGTCGGCGTTCAAGGTCAGATAACCGCCCATCGTGTCGCCGGCGCGCAAGACGCGGGTATCGACGTAATCCCGTCGCGTCGCGTGGTCAGCGGCGGTCGGCGCAAGAGGCAGATGCAACCCGGTATCGCTGACCTCGGCGGTCGGTCCTCCAGTGCCGCCATAGAGCGAAATCCGATGAGCAGCAGTGTTGCCGCCGATGATGTTCACCCTGCCGGAAGTAATCGAAAACCCGAATGCAGTGCTGTGCAGTGCGATATGCCGGGTCAAATCGCGCGCACCACCAGGCGCGGTGCTTGACCCCATGCTCAGCCCGCCGGTCATCGTGTCGCCAGCTTTGCGCACGCCGTTGTTGGCGTCGAGGATCTGGCGCCGGTTCGAGCCGTCGTTGTTCTCGATTTGCGGCTGTTGATTGCCCGATGATTGGCGCAGCATCAGCCCAGTGCCGGTCGCCTTGTAAAACCAGCCCTGGCCGTTGACTTGAAGGCCGAAATTGTCGGTGTTAGTGCGAAACGCGCGGGCGGTGACATCATTATTGCCTTGTAGGGTCAGCCCGCCGGCCATCGTGTCGCCGGTCTTGAAGACATAGCGCGCGTCGGCCTCGGGCCGCGTGATGCCGCCAGTGCCAGTCAGATCCTGCCATTCGGCAAGCAGCGCGTTCCAGATGATCAGATCGTGATGATTGATCGTTCGGCCGCCGATACCGGGGATAGCCGGCGGTGCGGTCTCGGGGAGCTGATCAACGGTGTCGGCGAGAAAGAAATCGCCGGCGGCTTGAGGAGGGTCGAGATTTGTCAGGTCGGGATCGTTGGCGGCAACCTGCCAGGTGCCGCGATAATTGAGGATCGCAGTGACGCGGTTATCGACATAGCGGCGGGTCGCGGCGTGTTCGGGGTCGGTCGGGTCAGCGTTGAGCGTCAGAAAGCCGCTCATCGTGCCGCCGGCCAGCGGCAAATATTCGGTCAGATCGGGCGGCGGGATCGCGTTGATCGCGTCATCGACATACTGCCGTGTCGCGGCGTGCAGAGCGTCGGTCGGGTCAGCGTTGAGCGTCAGAAAGCCGCTCATCGTGCCGCCGGCCAGCGGCAAATATTCGGTGAGATCGGGCGGCGGGATCGCGCCGATCTGCTCATCGACATAGCGCCGGGTCGCGGCGTGCAATGCCTCCTCGGGATCGCCCGACAGGGTCAGAAACCCGGTCATTGTGCTGCCGTCGCGCCGCACCCCGGTTTCCGAACTCAGGATCGGCCACCGATTCGATCCATCATTCCACTCGACAAAGATGTCGTCGAAACGATCCGTCGGCGAGCGCAGAACCAAGCCGATATTCGCGGCATAGATCTCGCCGCCGAGGGCGCCATAGCCGAACCGCAATCGCGCCTGGGTCGGGTCGCCCTCGATCCCCCAAATGACGAGGTCGCCGACCATCGTGTCGCCGACGACATTGACATAGCGGTTATCGAACGGCGAGAAATTGGGGTTGTCGACGTAATGCTTGGTTGCCGCGTGCAGATCCTCGACCGGGTCATCGCTCAGTGTCAGAAACCCGGTCATTGGGAACTCGCCGTCGAGCCGGACGCCAGTGCGGCTCGTTAAGATCGGCGCGCGGTTGGTGCCGTTGCCCCATTCGATATAGGTCCGATCGTCGCGGTTACCGACCGGCAGCGGCAGTTGACGCAGCACCAGACCGAAGTCGTGCAGCTCGGTATTGCCGCTTTCCTGCAAATAGATGCTGGCGCTGGTCGAGCCGAAGCCAAAGCGGAGCGAGGGCGTGACCTGGGGCGATCCACTGAAGCCTTCGAGATTGAGATGGCCGGTCATTGTGTCGCCGGCCTTGCGCACAAACAAATCCGACGGCGGGATCGCGTCGATCGCGTTGTCGACATAACGCTTGTTGACGCCGTCGGTCGGGGCGATCGGATCGTCCAGCGCCACGATCCGCCCGAGGCTCATATTGAGCCCGGTCGTGATCGAGACGGCGATGGCGCCGATGCCGCCCACATAGCCGATGTAAATCGGCGAGCCGACATAGTTCTCGTTGTCGTCAAACTCGGCAATGTGAAAGCCGACGCTGCGACCCTGCCCGGTGGCGTCGGCGCCGACGCCCCAGCCGCCCGAGCCGGCATGAAAGCGCGAGCGAAAATGGACAAAGGCGTCGTTTTGGGCGTCGAGATCGAGGATCGAATTGGTGCCGGCGTTGATCCGCAGATGGCCGGTCATCGTGTCGCCGGTCTTGGCGACATAGAGCCGGTCGGCCTCGGGCCGGGTCAGACCGTGGCCCTCGATGTAGACCCAGCGCGCGCCGGCTTCTGCCCAGATGATAATATCGCTGTAGCTGAGCTCGACGCCGCCAATGCCGGGCAATGCCGGATCGGCAATCTCGGGCTGATCGGGATCGGCGGTAATGCAGTGATAGATGTCGCCGTTTTCGACTGGCTCAGTAAAGAGATCGGGGATATTGCCGGCAACCTGCCAGTCGCCTTTGTAACGGAATGGCGGCTCGTAACTGGGCGCCGGGCCGCCGACGCCAGCGGACTCAATGCCCTGCATGAAGAGCGACCAATCGCTCGCGCCCGGCGCGGTCGACGGCGCCCCGGGAACATTGGCGGTCTCGCGCTCGGCGACATAGAGGTTGAAACCGAGCCGCACGACATCGCCGCGCTGATAGGTCTTGCCGGGCTCATAGACGCCGACAAAGCGCATGCCGGGGATCGCGATCGGCGGCGAGACCGTGTCGTCCTCGAATTGAAGCTGGATCATGCCGGGCGCGATTTCCTCGATATGGTGGATAGCCGGCCCCGGCGGGCCGTGCCCGCCTGGCGCACCAGGCGGCCCCATCTCGCCCTTGGCGCCCCGCTCGCCACGATCGCCCTTGATCGACTCGCCTGGCGGCCCGGTTTTGCCGCGGCCGCCGCGCTGCGCGACGAGGCGCCATTCGGCCGAAGGCGGCGCCGTTGTCGCCCTCTCGACAGTGCAGATCCAGCTCGACCCATCGAGCGCGACGCAATCGCCGCGCTCATATTCGCCGTCGCTCCGGTAGTGGCCGCGATGCAGCGGCAGCGCCAGGCGGAACGGAATTTCAAACGTCGCGCCCGAGGCGAGGCGATTGCCAAGTGTGAAGGCGCGCGGGTCATCATCGTAGACCTCGGCGACGACGCCCTCGATGCCGTCGGCGAGCACGCGCCAGGCGCGGTTATCCGGGCCAGGCTCGGAATTCGTTAGCTCGACGGCCTGCCAAAGCCCGCCGTGCGCGGAAGCGCATTCCCCGGGTTCATAGAGCCGGCCGGAAATATGCGGCCCAGCGGGCCCCAGAAAGCCGTCGTGGCCATCGCGGGGCTTGGGCAGCGCCGCAACATGCGCGAGCAGTCGATCGGGCAGCGCGCGAGTCTCAGTGGCGACGTTGTCCGCCAATTGGCGGACCATCTCGCCGACCTCACGGATTGCATCCTCGGCGCGGCGCCGGCTCTCCTTGATGCCCTCGGTAATGGCGCCGCGAGCGGCCTCGACACCTTGACGGATTGCGTCGTCGGCGCGCCGAGGACGCGATCGCCGCGGC